ACAAGATTTTCATGGGCCACTTTCACTCCGCCTTCGACTTCGGGCGGGGCTGGTCGAACGGCTCGCTCCCGGGCTACTCCGAGTATGCCCGGAGCTATCGGATGGTCCCGGAGCCTCCCCAGCAGTGGCTCCTCTACTTCTGCGCGAAGTACGGCGTCACGTCGCAGTGGAAGGTCCAGCTGTGACGTGGAAGCAGCGCGCGGTCGCGGTCGCCCTTTTCCCGTTGGCCGTGCTCAGCCTCAGTCTCGCTGCATGCGACGTAAAAGGCCCCGCGCCCGGGCCAACGGCGCGCTTCGAGATTCAAGCGTACGAGGGCACGGGCCCATCGGGCGGCGTCATCATGGCGTTGTGCGACAGGCACACGAGCAACCTGGTCTACGTCGTCCAACCGTCGAATCTCTACCGCGCGGCGAGCGTCGCCGTCGTGCCTGGTGGGTGCAAGTGACCGCCCAGACCCTCGGAGAGGTCCAGCTGTGACGTGGAAGCAGCGCGCGGTCGCGATCGCCCTTTTTCCGCTAGTCGCGCTCGGAGTCGCAGCCGTCATCTACCTCGTCCGGCGCGAGGAGCGCCGCCAGAGCCAGGAGGCTACCCGATGAAGCTGGTCCTCTTCACCTACCGCGGCGCGGTCCTCGGCGCGCTCGTCCTCTCGATCCTCCTCCAGCTCGCGCAGCTGCGGGTCTCGGAGGCCACGTACAAGCTCGTGCGGATCGAGGCGCAGATACTCCTCCAGTTGACGGAGCCGGCTCCGACTCCGCGGCCGGCGCCCGGGAGCCAGCTGTGAGAGATTTCCTCGACTTCGCGGCGGCGGTCATCAACCTCGTGGCCCAGCTCTATCTCATCTTCACGGCGACCGTCTTCTGGCTCGACCGCTCGGAGCGCCAGAAGTGAAGCGCACGTCGCTCCCGCCGGCGCCTACGGGCTGGGCGCCGGCGTCGGAGACCGACTCGCGCGGGCCGGGCGCCTACTGCCCGCGGGACAACCGGTTCACCTCGAAGGGTGGCGCGTGTCCGGTCTGCGGGCTCCGGCTCCCGGATTCGGCCTGCTCGGCTCAGCCGGCTCCTGCCAGGGACGCGCGGCGAGGCGCCGCCGGCCCGGAGGTCCCGGAGACCCGCGCCGAGCGCCTACGGCGAGCCGTCGCCGCCCGGGCGGGCGCCCGATGAAACCTCCGTTTAAACACCAGACGACCGGGACCGCGGCGCTGGTCGAGCACCCGCGGTTCCTCCTCGCGGACGTCATGCGCCTCGGGAAGACCAGGACGGCAATCGACGCCGCTCAGGAGCTATGGCGGCGGGGCGAGATCGACCGGGCGGTCGTGGTGGCGCCCGGCGAGATCGCCCGATCGGTCTGGGCGAGCGTCGACACGGGCCAGATCGCCGAGTATGCGGCCGTCCCGTCCCGCCTGACCCTGATCCGCGCCGACCGCGAAACGTCCTGGGAGAACGCGCCCGGGACCGACCGCTACCTGGACTGGGTCGTCACGAACTACGAGCTGGCCCGGCGCCCGGAGCGGCTCGCGCGCCTCCGCGGGCTCGTGACGCCGCGGACGTATCTCATCCTCGACGAAGGGAGCGCAGTCAAGAATCCGGCGTCGAAGCAGACGAAGGCGATGCGGGTCCTGGCGCGGATCGCCCGGCGCTGCGTAATCCTGAACGGGACGCCCCACGGCGACAACCCCGGCGACCTCTTCGCGCCGTTCGACATCCTCGACCCGGACATTATCGGCTGCGACAGCTGGTACCAGTTCCGCGCGAAGTACGCCATCATGGGCGGGTTCCGCCGGCTCCAGCGCGTAAAGGTCGCGGGCGTCTGGAAGAAACAGCGCGTCCCGGTCCAGATCGTCGGCTGGACGAACCTCGCGGACCTCTACGATCGGACCCGGCCGTTCATCCTCAGGCGGACGCTCGACGAGGTCTTCGACCTCCCGCCAGCGCTCGACCCGGTCTCGATCGAGGTCCCGCTCGACCCGGAGACCTGGAGCCTGTACCGCCAGATGAAGCGAGATGCGCTCGTGGAGCTCAAGAGCGGCGAGCGGGTCACTGCGGCTCAGGCCGGGGTCGTCTCGCTCCGGCTCTCGCAGATCACGGCCGGGTTCATCGGCGGGGCGCCGGGGCACCCGGACCCGGAGACTCGGGAAGTCGGGCGAGAGAAGCTTGACGCCGTCCTCGCCTGGCACGCCGAACGGCTCGCCGAGGACCCGCGCTTCCGCGTGATCTTCTGGACGCGCTTCCGCCGCGAGGCGGAGCGCCTGGCCGAGGCGCTGGCGCCGCGAGGCGAAACGGCGCTGCTCTACGGGGGCCAGGACGAGGACGAGCGCGCCGCGGCTATCGCCCTCCTCGCGCCCGGCTCTCCCGATCGCGCGGCGAACCTCGTCGGGATCGAGCGGACCGGCGGGATGGGGCTCGACCTCTCGGGCGCCTCGACGACCGTCCACGTGTCGAGCGACTATTCACTGATGTCCCGCGAGCAGGCCGACGCGCGCCCGCTCGGACCGAACCAGAAGCGGCCGTGCGCCTACTTCGACTTCGTAGCGACCGGGCCGAAGGGCGAAAAGACGGTCGACCACGTCGTCGCGAAGGCGCTCCGGAACAAGGAAGACCTCGCGGCCTGGGGCGGCGCCCGCTGGGCTGCGGAGCTGGAGGCGGAATGAGCTCACGGGTCCTCAGTCTCCGGGAGTGCGCGCGCATCTACGATCGGCTGCGCGGAAAGTATTTCCTCTGCGCGGAGGCGCCGCTCCATATCCCACCGCCCGCGTCCGCGCTCGTCTTCAGCTGGCTCCCGGACAACTCCGACGCGCTCGCCCTGACGGGATTCGACGAGGACGGCGACCCGTTCGAGATGCGCTTCCATCCTAAGATGTTCTATTTCGGTATCGCCTACGGGGCGATCCTCCACGAGCTAACCCACATCCGCCTCGGGTACGGCCCGAGCTGCGGGGCGTTCTCTCACGCGTGGCGCGGCGGGCGCGTCGCGCGCTCGATGGCCTGGTACCGCGAGACCGTTCGGCTCGCAAACGCGGGAGCAATCCGCCTATGAACCTCGAAGTCGGGACGCCGCTCTGGTCTAACGGGTTCGGCGTAGTCTCGTGGATCGGCGAGGCACACGTAGGCGTCGTGTTCCTCTATGACGGCTCGCCAAAGATCGTAGGCCACGCGGCGCGCGCCGCGGCCGAGTCGTGGGCGAAGCACTGGGCCGACCTCCGCGCGGAGGGGCTCGTCGTCGCGGTTCCTACTCGTGGTATACTCGAAGAGTCGAAAGGGGAAGACCTGAAATGAACGCGATCTACGCGCACGCCGGCGACGTTTTCTTCACGCACTCGACCACGCTCCTCGGGCGCCTGATCCGCTGGGCGGAGACCGACCCGGGCGAGACGAACGGGACCTGGGCGAATCACGCCGGGGTCGTCGTCGAGGACGGCTGGATCCCGGCGCCGCCGCCGCTCAAGCTCGTGGACGAAGCCGGCGACGAGATGTCCGCCTACTTCAAAGAGGCGGTCGTGGTCGAGGCGCTCTGGAAGGTCCGCCGCGGTCCGCTCGACGTCTCCAAGGTCAGGGTCAGGGTCTTCCGCCCGATCCCATACCTGGCGCCCGCGGAGCTGGAGCGCTTCGAACGCCGCGCGGCGACGTTCGTCGGCGCCAAGTACGGCTGGTGGAAGCTGCTCGTTCAGCTGACGGATCGGCTCCTGTTCGGCGGGCGGAAGATCGTCACGGCCGCACTCTATCGCGACGACCGCCCCATCTGTTCGTACCTCGCCGCGATGGTCTACGCCTACGCCGAAAACCAGTCTCGGGCTATGGCTAGATTCGCACATACCAACGACGTCTCGCGGGTCTTCACCTTCGGGATGCCTCCGCAGGCCGCGGACCCGGACGAGATGATGGACTACTGCCTCGCCCACCCGGACGAGTGGGAGGAGGTGAAGCCATGAAGATCCTTGAGCTCATCCGCCGCAGCTGGTTCCCGACGCCCGGCGAACGGCTCGAACGCCAAGCCGAAGAGGACCGGAACTATGTGCACCGCCGCGAGGTGGTCGGGATCGGTTTCGACGCGCTCGGCTACTGCCTCCGCGACGCCAAGTCCGGGTGCGGGTACTACCTCATGAAGAGGAGTGGCGACCGCGCGGATATGAGCGCAACCGTCTGGTTCGATACGCTCGACGAGGCGGAGACGGGGCTCCGGCGCGAGCGCGCCCGGTTCGCGCGAGCCGTCAGGAAACTAGAGATCGCCGTCCTGTTCCTCGTCCTCGCGGCCGGAGTCGCGGGAGCGCAGGAGCCAGGGACGCCGGCGCCCGATCCGCTCGCGGTCACGAGCGCGGCCGAGGGCTGGATATGGGCCGAGCGGTCCTGGGCGCCGCCGGCCGAGGCGAAAGACCTCGCGGGCGGACGGTTCCAGGCGCTCCTCGGAGTCGGGCGCTGGGGCGTCGCGGTCCGCGGCGACGTCTCCGGGCTCCCGGGCACGTTCGACATCAGCAAGCTTCAGACGTTCCGCTCCGCGCAGGCGCTCCTCGGGGTCCACCGGAACCTCTACGGCGTCGGCTCGATCCAGCTGGGCGTCGCCGGCGGGTTCGGCGGCGCCGTCCCGCTCGTCGTCGAGGACGGCTCCCGCCCGCGGCTCCCGCATACGTTCACGGCCGGGATCGGGCTCCGTGCGGCCGCACCAGGCTGGTGGGTCTACGCCGCGGCGGGCCAGCACTACGCCGTCCCTGGCGTCTCCGGCATACTCGTCTACCAGGTCCGGACCTCGTCGAGAACGGCGGCGGTCGGGACGTTCGCGATCGGCCGAACCTCGTTCGCCCAGTTCGGCGTCGCCGTGAGGTGGTTCTGATGAGGTGGATGTTCCGGTTCTACCGGGAGGCGCCGATCTGGTTTCACTGCGATATCGCGGCGGGCGAGGGTGGTTTCATCGAAGTGGCGGTGGGGCGACTCGCCCTGACCCTCTGGTCTCCGCGCTACTGGCGCCTCGCGGCGCGGCGCTGGCAGATCGAGGTCGGACCGATCGACCTGTGCTGGTGGGAGGTCTAAATGGGTAAGTGGACCGAAGTCGCGAAGCGCTACGGGCCGGCGGTAGAGGAGCCGGGCGTCTGGCGCGAGCAGGTGAACAAGATCAAGGACCAGGCGAAAGGGGCGATGGACGTCGCCGCCGAAAACCCGGTCGCGCTCAAGAACGCCTACCGGAAAGCGCGGGCGGAAAAGGACAAGATGGACGAGGCGGCGTCGAAGCTGAACGCCAGGATCGCCGCCCTGGAAGAGCTGCTCGCGGAGAACGCCAAGGCGTTCGAGCGCGACGTGCCGTATAGCTTCGACGACGGCGCGCGGATCGAGGTCTCGGACCAGCTCTCCGTGAAGTGCGCCGACAACGATGCGGTCCTCGGCTGGGTCCGGAAGAACGGCCTGGAGCGCCTCCTCTCGATCAACCCGGGGCGCCTCGCCTCGCTCACCAAGGAAGCGATCGAGAACGGGACCGCGGTCCCGGACGGCGTCGCGATCACCTCGTATCAGCAGGTCAAGTACGTGGGCCCGCGGAAGCAGCGGTAACGTGCCTCGCCGACCTCGCCTCCGGGGATACTTCCCGCCCGACAGATCGTCGCAAGACTGTCAGTGGGCGTTCCCGGACGCGGCGTTCAGCGAGGCGATCGAGCTCATCAACCGAGGTGACTGCCTATACGGGTCCGGCGTTACCTCGGCGACGATTCGCGTGGACCCGGACCAAGAACACGAAGAGGTAAGAGAGACATGGGGAAGAACGAAACCGAAGCGCTGACGACCGTGCCGAAGGCCGCTCCGCTCGCGCTCGCGCCGAAGGACATGGCCGAGCACGCGGGCCACGGGACGGAAGGTATCGGCTCGGCCGATATCCGTCCGCCTCGCCTCGCGCTCGCGCAGAGCGGGACGCCGCAGACCAAGAAGCAGAACGACAAGTACATCGAAGGGCTCGTCGAAGGCGACCTCTTCAACGACCTGACCAACGAGAGGTACAAGGCGCCGGTCGCCTTCGTCGTGATCAAGTACCTCGGGCGCCGGGCGATGGAATTTTTCTCCGAGGAGGAGCGGAAGAAAAACCCCGGCAGCGTCATCAAGGATCGGAACGTCCCGCTGAACGATCCGCGCTGCCTCCCGACGACCGACGCCGACGGCAACTGGGTCCCGCCGGTCGCGGACATCTTCGCCGACTACCTGGTGTACCTCCCGGATTCGGGCGAGGTCGTGACGGTCACCTTCAAGAACAAGGACCTGTCGCGGAACGGTGCGGCGACGACCCTCAACTCGCTCATGCGCTACCCGCTGAAGATCGACGGCGCTGTCGTCCTCCAGCCGCCCGCGTGGGCGCGAACGTTCGAGCTGGGGAGCGCCGGGAAGCAGGACGGCGCCTACAGCTGGGCGGTCTTCACGCTCAAGCTCCGCGGCGTCTCCGATCCGGAGGTCCGGGCGTTCGCCGGATCGCTGTACGACCAGTTCAAGGCCAGCAACGTCATCGTCGAGGACGTGCCCGAGGAGGGCGCCGGCTCCGACGCACACGAGGGACCGATCCCGTTCTAGTTCCGAACGGGATAGAGTAGACTAGCCAGGAAGCGGCGGGCGGAGGCGGCGCCGAAGGGCGCGCGAGGAGGAGCCGGGCGGGTAGGGTGCCGCGGCTCCAACCGAAAAGGGAAGGTCATCATGTTCATCCGATTCAGGGTTCACGAGCCGAAGGACACGAGCCTGGACCCGTCGCGGGAGTACGCTCGGAAAGCGTACGCGGGAGGACCCGTCCGGGTCTTCCACCGTAGCGTCAAGAAGACGCGGTCGATGTTCCTGAGGAAGTTGGTCTCAGTGACGTCGGTTCCTTATCTCGTCCGCGTGGTCGGGATCGGCCACGAGTCGGGAGTGCTAACGGTCGACCTGCGCTAGATGGACGGCTCCACGGCCGTACCTATCGCGCTCCGCGAGGCGCGCCGCTGGGTCGTCTGGCGGCACCTCGATGGGCGCAAGCCACCGGTCGGGCCGGACGGGCGCCCGCTCGCGAACTGGAACGAGCCGACCGCCTGGATGTCGTACGAAGAAGCGCTCCAGGTCTTCGCCGCGAGCGACGCCGTCGACGGCGTCGGGTTCGTCCTCGGCGGCGGCTTCGGAGGCATCGACCTCGACGAAGCGCGCGACGAGGTGACCAACGGCCTGGTCGAGCGCGCCGCCAACCTCCTCGCGATCCTTCCGACCGCCTACGCGGAGGTCAGTCCGTCCGGGAAGGGCATCAAGCTCTTCTGCCGCGCGTCGGAGGGGTTCGTCGAGGTCAACTTCAAGACCGGCGCCGTCGACCTCCGGCCGTCGGGTTACTTCTGCGTCACCGGCGAGGCGATCGCGCCCGAGCGCACCGAGGTCCCGGAGGCCAAGCTCAACGGTATCCTCGAATGGCTCGGGACCTCCGTCGAGGCGAAGGCGCGAGAGAAAGCGGAGCCGCTCGCGAAGCGCGTGGCGCCCGGGAGCCAGGAGCCGGCGATGTTCCGGGAGGCGTGCCGCCTTCGCCGCCTCGGCTACGAACCGGGCGAGATCGGCCGGATGCTCTGGACCCTGGTCGAGGCTGGCCGGTTCCCGAACGAGCCGGGCCGCGAACCATGGAGCCGGGAGGACTGCGACGCGAAGGCTCGCGCAGTCGGGAAGTACGATCCGAAGGAAGACGTGCGCGAGACGACCGACCCGGGCTGCGCGGAATTCTTCCACGACACCCACGCGGACGGCGTCGCCTTCGACGTCGAGAGCGAGCGCTGGCTCATCTTCGACGACGTGCGCTGGAACCCCGACCGCGTCGACTCGATCAAGCTCCGCCTCGTCGAGAGCCTCCGCGCGCGACGCAAGCTCGCGATCGACAACAAGGACCGCTCGGCCGCGCTATACAAGGCGGAGAATCGTATCCCGCAGATACTCACGGCAGCGCGTCCCTACTTCCCGACCCACGTCACCGAGTATGATCGAGACCCGTTCCTCCTCGGCGTAACCAACGGAGTCGTCGACCTCCGGACCGGAACCCTACGCCCGGGAACGCCCGAGGACCGTATCTCGATGCAGACCGCGTACCCGTTCAACCCGGAGGCTACGTGCCCGCTCTGGGAGGCGACCGTCGCGGGTATCTTCGCGAAGGACGGGAAGCCGCGGGCCGATACCGTCGCCTACGTCCAGCGCGCGCTCGGCTACTCGATCACCGGCGACTGCCGTGAAGAGATTTTCTTCCTCTGTACCGGGCGCCTCGACAACGACGAGAAAAGCGGCCGGAACGGGAAGGGTACGATCATCAACACGGTCGCGAAGATCCTCGGAGACTACGCGGGAGACCTCGGGTTCTCGTCCTTGGAGTGGCAGCGCAACTCAAGCGGCGCCGGCGCCGCTACGCCGGACCTCGCGAAGCTAGTCCACAAGCGCTTCGTTACGGCGTCGGAGACGAACCGGGGCGCCTACTTCAACTCAGCGAGGCTTAAGGCGCTCACGGGCCGCGACGCGATCACGGCGCGCTTCCTCTACCGCGAGGAGTTCACCTTCGTCCCAGAGCTGAAGCTATGGCTCTCCGTGAACCATCCTCCTAAGGTCGACGACGACTCGCTCGGATTCTGGAAGCGGCCGCACGTCGTCGAGTTCCCCAACACCTTCGTCGATACCGCGAACGACAAGACGCTGAAGGACCGGCTCATGGAAGAGGCCGAAGGCATCCTCGCCTGGCTCGTCCGCGGAGCCGTAGCCTGGGCCGAGTCGGGGCTCGTTCCTCCGCCCGAGGTCGCGCGCGCGGTCGAGGCGTACCAAGACCAACAGGGCGACCTCCCGGAGTTCATCGAGGCGCGCTGCGTCGAGGAGCCGTCCGCCAAGTCATCCTTCGACGACCTCCGCGCGGCGTACCTGGCCTGGTGTCGAGACGAGCGCCGTCGGGTCTCCGGCCCGCGCGACTTCGGGAAGCAACTCCGCCGGCTCTACGGCGAACCCAAGCAGGGGCGCGGAGAGTCGAGACGCTACTATAGCGGGGTCGGCGTACGGTACGCTGGCAACGGGCACCAGGAGCCAGGAGCCGGGAGCCAGGGAGGCGGAGGGCGCGAGCCCGGGAGCGACGATGCCCTGCCGTTCTAGGAACGCTATGGGTAGGGGGTTCGACGTCCTCGACCTCGGGCTCGCCGAGGCGCGCGCGAGGTCGATCCTTCGTTTAAACCCCCCGGGGGTCGGTTCCGTCCCGGGGGGGTCGCGGGAGGCGTTTCCTACGGGTGGTAGGGTCAGGGCGAACACCGCTACCCGTAGGGGCAGGGCGTCGTATCGTAGTACTGAATACGGGCCTGTTCCCCCAAGACCGGCTCGCGAGGCTAACTATAGCATAGCTATCAGTAACAGGTCCGGAAGGATACGACTCGATACGACGGCTCGGGCTACCCTGACACCCCTATATCTTGGGGTACCCTGTAGAGGGCGCCGTAGGCAAGTGTACCAATCTCCTCTTAAGTGCTTACTACTGAGCGAGTTAGGGCGGGCCAACTCGAGCTGGGTAGGGGGGTCGGTTAGCGTACACCCCAGTGGAACCTTCGATCGTAAATCCTTTATTATCTACAACTTACCGCGTCTATTGTCGGGGTCCCTGGCGGATACCCGCAGGGACGGGTAAATCGGCCGCTGACATCGTCTAGGTTTGGCATGAAATCGCGTGGGGAGGGGCGCCGGGAGGCGCCGGAACCGATGAACATCGAAGAGCCGACCCTGACCCGGGAGCAGGTTGCGAACCTCGCGGGGGTCGGGCGCGTCACCTTGGAGCGGGCGATCGCCGCCGGCGAGATCGCGCCGGGCGGAACCGGCGGGGGCTCGACCGGCAAGGCGGCGTTGTTCTCCATCTCCGCGACGTGCCGCTGGATGCGCGACCGCGCGAAGGCGGCGGCGGGCGACGAGGACACGGCGAAGGGGCGCAAGCTCATGGCGGAGGCGCGGCTCAAAGAGCTTAAGCTTGCGGCCGAGGAAGGTAAGCTTGTCCCGGCCGACGAGGTCGAGGCGCGTTGGACGGAGCGGGTGGGCGCGCTCCGCGAGGCGCTCCGCGCGATCCCGGGGATGGCGGTCCAGGCCGGGCTCGTCGCCGCGCGCGATGAGGTCCGCGTCGAGACGATGCTCCGCGACGCGCTCGTGGCCTACGCGCGGACCGTTCGAGGCGGGCAGTGACGACCGCGCTCGACCGGGTCGACGCCGCCGCGTGGTCCCGGCTCCCGTTCCCGGAGCGGCAGAGTGTTAGCTCCTGGCTCGACGCGAACCGGGTCATCCCGCTGGAGTACCCGTCGCCGTTCAAGGGACCGTGGCGAACGGAGCGGACGCCGTACCTCCGGGAGCCGCTCGACGCCTTCGACAACCCGGAGGTCGAGACCCTGGTCTTGATGTTCGCCTCGCAGATCGCGAAGACGGAGCTGATCCTCGGGACGCTCCTCTACGCCTACAGCGTCGACGCCGGCCCGGGTCTCTTCGTTATGCCGACGCTCGACGAGGCTGCGAAATTCTCGACGCGCCGGCTCGGCCACGCGCTCGCGACATGTGAGGGGCTCGACGAGGGGCCAGTCGCCTCGCGGAACACGGACGATACGAAGCACTCGAAGTCGATTCGCGGCTACCCACTCGGGCTCGTCGGGTCTAACTCCGCGCCCGGTCTCGCGGCGCAGTCGATCCTCTACCTCTGGGCCGACGAGTTGGACAAGTGGGTCTCCGTGATCCCGAACGCCGGAGAGCCGCTCGGGCTCGCGATCCAGCGGACGGCGGCGTATGTCCGGCGTAAGATCGTCCTGACCTCGACGCCGACGGTCAAGAGCGCGAGCCGTATCGAGTCGTGGTACCTCCGGAGTGATCAGCGCCGATACTGGGTCCCGTGCCCGCGCTGCGGCGAGGCGTTCGTGATGAAGTGGGAGAATGTCCGCTGGGACCGGGGCGAGGACGGGACGCACTACCCGGACACGGCGTACCTCGTCCACGGCCCGCGGAAGGGCGAGCCGTACGGGTGCGGCGGGCGGATCGAGGACCACGAGCGCCGGGCGATGGTCGATGCCGGCGAGTGGCGCGCGGATAACCCCGACGCGCCCGGGCGGGTACGCGGGTACCACGCTAACTTCCTCGTCTGTCCGTGGATGGCGCTGGCGAAGGTGGTTGGCGAGTTCGTCGAAAAGCGGAAGGACAACGAGCAGCTCCGGCAGTTCGTCAATGAGCGCCTCGCGGAGACCTGGGAGGAGCCGAGCCTCAAGGGCACCGAAAGCGCCGCGCTCCTCGACCGGCGCGAGGTCTACCCGGCCGAGGTCCCGGCCGGTGTTCGTATCCTGACGGCCGGCGTCGATACGCAGGACGATCGCCTTGAGGTCCTCGTGATGGGCTGGGGCGTAGGTGAGGAGGGCTGGGTCATCTCGCGCGAGACGATCCCGGGCGACCCGGACGGCGAGGAGCCGTGGACCGAACTGGACGCGCTTCTCAAGCGCGGGTGGCGGCACGAGCGCGGCGGGAGCCACTGGGTCCAGGCGACGCTCGTCGACTCGCGCGGCCACCGGACCGGCTCCGTCTACCGCGCTCTCAAGACGCGCCAGGCGCGCCGGGTATACGCTTCGATCGGAACGAAGGGCGGGACGAACGGCCAGCTAGTCACCGAGCCGCAGGCGCTCGCGACCGTACACGGGCAGATACTCCGCTGCGTTGTCGGCGCCGACGAGGTCAAGAGCCTGATCTACTCGCGCCTCGCCCTGGAGCGTGAGGACGGGCTCCCGCTCCGCGAGGGGCCGGGCGTCCTCCACTTCCCGATGGACCTCTCGCATGTTTTCTTCGATGAGCTCACGAGCGAACACCTCGTCACGAAGGCGAAGCGAGGCGCGCTCCCGGCGCGGGTCTGGGAGGTCCGCGCGGGCCGGACGCGCAACGAGGCGCTGGACTGTATGGGTATGGCGATCGCCGCGCTGCGCGCCGTCTGCCCGAACGTCTCGCGCTTCGAGGCGATGGCGGAAAAGGTGGAGGCGGCGCGCGTGAGCTCGATGGGCGCCCGCCCCGAAGGCGCTCCGGCGGCGCCGCCGGCGCCTCGTCCGCCACGTACGCGGGGCTGGCAGGGATAGGTTCGGGGCGATAAACGGAGCTGGCGGGGATAGGCTAGGATCGAGTAAACTTAAGGTATCGGAGGAAGGGCGCTCGGCGCCCGCCTCACCTAGAGGGTTAAGCTAATGTTCAAGAAGATCGTCGCTTTTCTTCACGCGCACCCGGTCGTCAAGACGGTGCTCGTGACCGCGGTCGGCGGCGCGCTCGGCGCCGCGGTTCCGCTCGTCCAGAGCGGAGCGGCCGACGCCGCGACCGTCGCGCGAGCGGCCGAGGCCGGCGCGCTCGCGGCCGTCTACGGTCTGTGGGTCAAGCGGCCGAAGGACGCGACGCCGGCCGACAAGGTGGCGCAGTAGTGCGGAGGCTCGTCCTCGTCGCGCTCGCGCTCGCGCTCGCGCTCGCTCCGGCGTGCGCGATCAACCCGACTCCTGGCGAGCCGGGCCAGCCGCCGGTTTCGCCCGAGCAGAAGTGCGCGGCGCTCCTCCTCGGAGCGCAGACCTCCTGCGCGCGGCCGACCTCTTCGGCCTGTCAGATCGCCGCCGCACTCTATACCGCGGCGGGCTGCGGGGTCTTCGAGGTCCCGGCTCGTTCCTGCGCCGAAATGAAGTGTCCGGCGCCGGGCGACGCTCCGACGAAGACGGCCTGTGCCGAGACGCAGGACGGGCCCACGTGCTATACGCCGCTGCCTTCGACGCCTCCGGTCACGCCTCCGGTCACGCCTCCGGTCGTCACCATTCCGCCCGACGAGGGCTGGACTCCGGTGGAGCCGGACCCAGGTTACTTCGCGACGTGCCTGACCGACCGGCTGCCCGGCTGTAAGCGCGCCGTCATCGAGGAGGTCCAGGCCGCGATCGGTGGTCGGTGTAAGACGCCCGCGCACGAATCCGGCGCGCTCCTGGTCGAGCGGCTCAACGCCCGCGGCGAATACTCCGGGCTCTGGAACGAAGACATCTTGATGATCCGGACGGCCGGCGGGTTCGAGCAGTACGACGTTGTCCGCGCGGACGGGTGCTGGATTTCGATTTTCAAGGGAACGTGGGCGCCGCCCGGCGGGGCGGCGCCTCCTCCGGTCGAGCCTCCGCCCGGCGCGGACTACGGGTGCCCGGCGCCGCGGCCGGATCGAGTCTGGACCGCGGAGACCCTCCCGCCCGGGTGGGGCGAGGACCAGATCGGGGCGCCGCGGTGGAAGATCCAGTCGAAACCTCACGGCGCCTGGATCGACACAACCGCGGTCACGGAGCGAAACGAGCCGTATTGCCGCGCGATCGGGATGAGCCCGATGGCCGACGGGACGCCGCGGGCCGGGTGTCCGATGCGCCCCGACGGCCACGCCGACCGGGTTCCCTGCGAGCGGTACATCGCCGAGGGCGACTGGGTCCTCGTCGCCGAGGGCGGCGCGCAGTGCGAGCCGAACCCGGCCAACTCCGCCCAGTTCCGTCGGACGAGCGCCGGCGGAACGTGCCGCCTCTGCGAGCCTGGGCGCGTCGGGTCCTCCGCGCGCGCCTGCTCGGCGGCATACTAGATGACCTCGATCGGAGTGCCGGCGGTGGCCGGCGACACAGGCGGCGCCGCGCTACCCGCGCAGAAGGCGACCTCAGCGACAGCGCGCGAAGTCCCGCGCGCTCCCGGTACCCAACGGCCACGCGCGCTCACGGGCGCGCAACCTAAGGGCCAGTCGAAACCGGGCCGATCACTCCTCGCCCTAACGGACCTCGCGCCCGCGACGCGCGCCCCGTGGTTCGCGCCGTTCGGGCCGAGCGGTCCCTGCCGGAAGTGCCGGGCCCAGCTCGTCGCGCTCCTCCCGGGCGCCGCCCGGATTCGCGTCCTCCACGAGCGGGGCTGTACCCGATGAACGCGCTTGTCGTCGCGCGCCGGTTCATGTTTATCCGCGAGCGCTCGGGCTCGAAGGACAACCCGTATGTGGTGGCGTGGCTCGAAGACGCCGGCCTGAGCGACGCGCACGACGAGGTTCCCTGGTGCGGCGCCTTCGCGCGCTTCATCGTCGGGCGGGTCCTCGGGTTGCCGATCCCGCCGAAGCCGGCCCGCGCCCGGTCCTGGCTCCTCGCCGGGCTACCCGTTGCGCCGGGCACCGAGGCGCCGGGGGATATCGTCGTGCTGTCGCGGGGCGACGGGGATCAGCCCGGTCCGGAGATCCTCGACGCGCCCGGGCACGTGGCGTTCTACATCTCCGGGGTCGGCGGATTCGTCCGGGTCCTCGGCGGGAACCAGAACAACCAGGTGAGCGAGCAGATCTTCCCGCGCTCGCGCGTTCTCGGAGTGCGGAGGCTAGCTTGATTGAGCTCGTGATCGGTTCGGTACTGGGTCTCGTAACGGCCGGCGCCTCGGGCGTCGCCGCGGTCGGCGTCAAGCGGCTCCTCCGCCACACGGACGAGCTGAAGGAAACGGTCACCGCGCACGGGCTCTCGATCGTCGAGATGAAGGGCAAGCTCCCGAACGGCGAGTGGCGCGCGATCAAGGACGAGGTCGCCGCGGTCGGGGCCGGAGTAACGGCGGTCAGCGTCGACGTCGCCGCGCTCCGGGGCGAGTTGGGCGCGCACGTCTACAACTGCAAGAAGGTCCTGGCGGCGTCGGCTCCCGCCTGCCCGCCGCGCCGGCGGACGAAGCGCCGCTAGCGTGGGCGCGCACGTCGCGCTCGTCTCCGCGAACCTCGGCGGGCTCGACCCGCTCCACCCACTTCCGGCGCTGCCGGGCGTCCGGTCGACATACTACACGGATCGAACCGACGAGCCGGTTGAGCTCCTCGGGTGGAACCGGGTCATCCACGTCGACGCCGTCGGCGGGCCGCGCCTCGCCTCCAAGCTCTACAAGTGCCAGATCTACCGGACGGCCGACGCCGGGGATGCGGAGTGGTTCCTCTGGGTTGACGCCTGCGTCCGAATCCGCTCGCTCGACTTCGTCCCGGACCTCATCGCCGAGCTGGGCGGGAGCGGGCGGCGGGCGGCGTTCGTTCCGCATCCGGACCGGACGACGGTCGCCGACGAATACGCCTACGTCATCGACGGTCTGCGGCGGCGCAACCGCTACCTGACCGCCCGCTATACGGTCGAGGCGATGGAGCGCGAGCGGGATTACTTCGCGCGGCGCCACGACCTCGGCCGGCTCCCGCTCTGGTGCGGCGGGCTCTGGCTCCTCCCGGCGTCGTTCGAGTCGATGCGCTTCCTCGACGCGTGGTGGTGGGTCGTCCGGAACCTGAACATCTTCGACCAGTGCGCGATATCGCCCCTGCTCGTCGAGAGCGGTATCGAGCCGGTCGCGCTGAACCATAGCATCTACGCGAACGAGTATTGGGAGCGGGTTCCTCATGCGTAGGCTCCTCCTCTGTTGCGGTCCGACGCGCCCGGCCGGGTTCGTCCGGCTCGACTCGAACCCGAAGCACGAGCCCGATATTCTCGCCTCGATCCCGCCGCTACCCGCGGAGGCGCGCGGTCCGTGGGACGAGGTCGACCTCATCCACGGGATAGAGCACTTCCTCCCGTGGGAGGCGGCGCCGCTCCTCCGTGGAATCTACGATGTGCTGAAGTCGGGCGGCGTCCTCGTCCTGGAGCAGCCGAACCTCGAAGCGGCGGCGCGCGTCCTCCTCGGGCTCGACCCGCCGCAGTACCAGGGGATTCTGGAGTCGGCTATGTGGCCGATCTACGGCGACCCGGCGCACGAGGATACCGGTTATCTCCACCGCTGGGGCTATACGCCCGAGACCCTCTCCGCGCTCCTCCGCTCCGCGGCGCCGTGGCGCGGCATCCATCTCGCCGAACAACGGTTCCACCGCTACGCGCTCGGCCGCGACTTCCGAATTGAGGCGCTCAAGTGATCTACACGATGATGCCGTTCGCTCTGGACTACAACCTCGGGCGCGCCTATAACGAATCGATGGCGCTGATCGGCGAGGATGACTGGGCGGTCTTCCTCGACCACGACGCGATCTGGACCACGCGCGAGTGGTACCGGCAATTGGAGGAGGTCACGCGCGCCTTCCCGGACGTCGGGCTAGTGACGGCGATCCAGTCGCGCGGGTTCCAGGCCTGGCAGGTCGGCCCCTACGACGGCCACGACTACGCGCGGAACCGGGAGATCGGGCGCCAGATGCTTCGGCATCGGACGCTCCTCGACGTAACCGACAACTCCGGGATCGCCGGCGTCGTGATGCTCGTCTCGAAGCGCGCCTGGCGGAAGGCGGGCGGATTCGTCGACGGGATGTATTGCGTCGACCACGCCTTCCACTTCGCGCTGAAGGCGGCGGGTCTCCGGGTCTACGTCCACGAAGGACTCTACGTCTACCACTGGCGCCGGGCGAACGGAGACGCGCCTCCGCGCGAGGCGCCGACCGCCCCGAACTGTCCGTGTCAGAAGATCCGGAGGACGGAGCGGGCGCCATCGCGACAGCTACGGCTCCCGCGTTGAACACGCTGTTCTCCGTCTGGTTCCCGGGCGCGGGCGACCAGTACCCGCGGATGGCGCGGGTCCTCGCCCACACCGCCCGCCTCTTCGCGCCGACCTGGTCGATACGGGTCGAGGCGATCCCGCGGGGGGCGCTCGTCTCGCGCGCGTCTCAGGCCGCGATGGATAACTCGTGGAAGCTAGAGCACTGGGCCCGCGCCGTCGAGGAGGCGCCCGACGGCGCCGGCGTTCTCCTCCTCGACGCGGACACCTTCGTCACCGCTCCGCTCGACCCGCTCTGGGGAATCGACTTCGACTTCGCTTACACGGTTCGGGATTCGGACCTGTTCCCCCTGAACGGCGGCGTCGTGGCCGTCCGCGCGAACGAGCGGAGCCGCGCGTTCATGCGGGTGTGGCAGCGCCGCGACCGCGAGATGCTCCGGGACCTCGACCTCCGCGAGCCGTGGCGGCGCCGCTACGGCGGACAGAATCAGGCGGCGCTCGGCTCGCTCCTCGAAGGACCCGAGGTCGCGCGGCTCGACGTCGCGCGGCTCCCGTGCTGGGAGTGGAATTGCGAAGACCTCAGCTGGCGTCGCTTCGGTCCCGGCACCCGGATCGTCCACGTTCACTCGGCGCTCCGCGCGACCGTCTTCCACTTCGGGGCTACTACGCCCGCGCTCGTTCCGCTCGCCGCGCTCTGGCGCCGCCGGGAGCGTGAAGCCGCTGGCGCCGCGGGCTAACGTAGGGTAAACTTAAGGTATAGAGAAGATGGCATTCACTCAGGCCGACCTCGACGCCGTCGAAGCCGCGATCACTTCGGGGGCGACATCCGTCCAGTTCTCTGACCGGCTCGTCGTCTACCGTAGCGTCAGTGAGTTGCTGAAGGCGCGGGCGACGATCGCCGCGGCGTTGAACACCGCCGCTCCGCGGCACGTTCTCGGAGTCGCCAACAAGGGGTTCGGCCAATGAGCGACAAGCTAGCGCGTCTCGCGCGACTTGGCGCCAAGGCGATCCCGGCGGTGCGCGCCGCCGTGTACGAGAGCGCCGCCGCGACGCGCCGGACCCTGAACTGGCGCGCGCCGACCACGTATCCGAACGCCGTGCTGCCCGACCTCCGGATGCTCCGCGACCGCTCGCGGGGCGCGACCCGTAACGACGGGTTCGCCAAGGGCGTCATTGACGACCTCGTCTCGAATATCATCGGGACGGGGATGAAGCCGCTCTGCCAGGTGAAGAACAACGAGGCGTTCCGCTCCGAGGTCGAGGCGCTCTGGACTCTCTGGACGGATGAGGCGGATGCGGACGGGCAGTCCGACTTCTACGGTCTCCAGTCTCTCGTGACGCGCGCCTGGCTCGAAGCCGGCGAGGTCTTCGTCCGGCTACGCCCGCGCTTCCTGACGGACGGGCTCACGGTCCCGCTCCAGCTCCAGCTCCTCGAACCCGAGCAGTGCCCGGAGAGCTACACGACCATCGCCCCGAACGGGAACCGGATCAAGGCGGGGATCGAGTTCAGTCCGATCGGGAAGCGCGTGGCGTATTACTTCTATCTGTCGGTCCCGGGCGCGTCTTCCGACCTCGACACGTCGAAGCTGGTCCGCGTCCCGGCCGACTCCGTCCTCCACGTCTACAAGCAGATGCGGCCCGGGCAACTCCGCGGGCTCCCGCACCTGACCCAGGCGCTCGTCCGGCTCCGGGAGCTGGACAAATTCTCGGACGCGCTCCTCCTCCGGCAGCAGCTCTCCGCGATGTTCGTGGCGTTTCTCAAGAACATGTCGAACGAGAGCGGCGACGCGCTGACCGGCGAGACGACGACCGACGAGCAGGACCGGCCCGTCCTCGCGATGGAGCCGGGCGCCTTTCAGGCTCTCGCGCCGGGCGAGGAGGTCCAGTTCAGCGACCCGCCCGACGTCCCGGGTTCGTACCAGGACTACATGAAGGGCCACCTCTACGCGGTCGCCGCCGCGACGGGCGTCCCGTACGCGGTCCTGACGGGCGACATGAGTGGTTTAAACGACCGCGTCATGCGCGTGATCCTTCACGAGTTCCGCCGCCGGATCCAGGCGGACCAGCACCAGACGATCGCCTTCCAGCTGAACCGTCCTGTCTACTCCGCGTGGCTCGCGGCGGCGGCGGAGTCGGGCGCGCTCGCGGTTCCGGTGGATTACTACACGAACCCGCGGGCGTACGACACCGTGCTCTGGATGCCGCAGGGATGGCCGTATATCCACCCGGTCCAGGACGTCCAGGCGGCGAAGGAAGCCATCAGGAACGGACTCACGTCTCGCGCGGCGACGGTCGCCGCTCAGGGCGAGGACGCCGCGGTCATCGACGCGCAGCAGGCGGCGGACAACGAGCGCGCCGACAAGCTCGGGCTCAAGTACGATTCGGACGGGCGCTCCGGCGGCGCCGCGCCGGCTCCGTTCGGGCAGCCTGCCGCGCCGGCGCCCGGCGAGGACCCACCCGAGGAGCCGGCCGAGGAGCCGGACGCCGATCCCAACGAACCGCCCGCGGGCGGAGAGGAGCAGTAATGAGCTGGTTCAAGTTCGAGGCAAAGGCGGAGGAGCCGGCCGCGGTCGACCTCCAGCTGTACGACGTGATCGGCGACTGGGTCGACGACATCTTTGGATTCGACGGCGTGACCACGGCCAAGTCGTTTCTCGCCGCGCTCGCCGCGATCCCGGAGAACGTGAAGACGATCCGCGTGCGGATCAACTCGCCGGGCGGCGACGTCTTCGGCGCCGCGGCCATCGCCAATGCGCTCCGCACCGAGCAGATGTCGAAGGGGCGAAAGGTCGAGACCTACGTCGACGGGCTCGCCGCGAGCGCGGCGTCCGTGATCGCGATGGCGGGCTCGACGGTGACGATGGCCGACAACGCGCTGATGATGGTCCATAACCCGTGGACCGCGGCGGTCGGGAATCCCGCCGAGCTGCGCAAGGCGGCGGAGACGCTCGACGGCGTCCGGGATTCGATCATCGCGGCGTATCAGTGGCACTCGCCTCTCGACGCCAAGGCGATCGGGAAGCTGATGGACGAAGAGACCTGGATGAGCGCGGACGAGGCGATCGGCTACGGGTTCGCCAACGCCAAGGTGGAGGGGCTCTCCGCCGCGGCGTCCATCGACCCGCGCGGCGCAGCGCGAGTCATCCGCGTCCCGGAGCAGTACGCCTCCCGGGTCGCCGCCTGGCTCAAGGCGCCCGCGGTCGAGGCCGAGGTCGAGCCCGAGCCCGAGGCGCCGGCCGTCGAGGTTGTGCCCGAGCCCGAGGCGCCGGCCGTCCCGGAGGTGGAGGCGCGCGTCATCGCGGCGCCGCCGGCTCCGGTCGAAGCGGCGCCCCTGGCCGAGGCGCCCGAAATCCTCCGCGCCTGCGCGGAGCACAAGCTCAGCGTCGAGTTCATCGAGGCGACGGTTGCCGCGAGCCCGACGCGTGAGGGGCTCGCCGCGCTCGTCGCGGCCGAGGTCGACCGCGTCGCGAAGGACGCGGCGCGCGCGGGCGCCATCCGCGCGATGTTCGGGAAGTACGGTATGGCGAAGATCGGAGAGGGGCTCGCCGCGGCCGGCGTTTCGGTCGAAGTGGCGGGCAAGATCCTCACCGACATCAAGGCGCAGCGAGACTCCGTCACCATCGACGGGACGCTGCCGACGAAGTCGCCCAAGCAGAACGTCCTGTCGTACAACGAAATCTACGCCCGCCAGAACGGCGCGCGGTAGTTAAGGAGAAATCCAGATGTCCATGACCGAAGGGAAGTACACGGCGGAGTTCCTCGTCTCCGAGGGCGAGGGGTCCATCTCGCGCGACGACGCCACCGTGACCGTCGCCGCCGGCGCGAAGCTGATCCCGGGCGCGGTGCTCGCGCTCGTCGGCACGAAGTACGTGGAGTACGACAACGCCGGGACGGACGGCAGCGAGTCGGCCAAGGCGGTCCTGCTCTCCGAGGCGGACAACACCGCGGGCGGCGCGCCGGCCGACTTCAGCCGGGCCGTCATCGCGCGGATGGCCGAGGTCCGCTCCGCCGACCTCTCCTGGTTCAGCGGCGCCTCCGCGGGCGACAAGACGGCGGGCATCGCCGACCTCGCCGCGGCGTTCATCATCGCGCGCTAGGCGCGTCAGAGAGAAAGGGTAAACAGACATGTTGGACATCTTCCGTTCCGACGCATTCTCGCTGACCACGCTCAGCGACGCCTTCATCAAGGCGCCTTATGTCCCGGG